CCTCTTTTTTAAATGTAGTTTTTAAACAAGCTGTGCAAAGAAAGATACCATCCCATTTATAAATGGCTTCGGCATCACACTCATCACAGAAAATTATTTCGTTATCCATTACTTCAACATCTCCGCACGCACAGTTTCCCAATCAAAAGGAAGGGATTCTGGAAGCGCATATCTGTTTTTAGCCAAATAAGCTGGCTTCTCTACTGTATATACTACTCTATCGCCTGCGACAGCTTTTGTCGTCATGTTGCCACCTTTACCTTTGACTTGGACTGTACCAAGTTTAAAGTTTGCAAAGAAACAGCAATCGCTATGTTCAAGAATTAAGTCTGCTGCTTTTCTGTGTAGCTTTAACTCGTGGCGATCATAGGCTTCTATCTCTGGCGATTCAAAACGCTTTATCTGATTGTGTGCTATTTGCATAATCGTATAGCCTTTTTCACGAAGCTCATTTAACAAGTTAAGATAAATACGCCAATATTTAAGTGCTTCTACATAACCTTTCCCATAGCCTACAGACTCAATGCTCTTGAAATTATTATCTTGGCATGCCTTATCCCAAATCAAAGGCTCTAACCAATCCAAGCTATCAACAACAAGCGTTTTATAATCATTGTCGTTATCAAGCAACGATTGTAAGTTTTTAAGCACATCTTCAAAACTTTCTGCCAATGGAAAATGGTCGGCTTCAATCTTACCCATCCCATCTTCGGTAAGTACAAATATTGGTTTATTCATACTTGCTGCAAAAAAAGTCTTTCCTATGCCAGCTCCACCATATAGCACTATTCTTGGCGGTTTCTGTTTAGCTTTCTTTCTAATATTAGCTAGACTCATCTTTTATCTCCTTCGTTTCAATGATTGTTGCTTCTTCTACACCTTCTAAAGAATCTTTTAATTCATTTATCAAGCGTTGTTTATGATCTTGTGCAACTGCTAATTTATTACTTAACTCTTGCACAGTAGGTTCAATAAACTTAACCATGTTTAAAATTGCTACTTGGTCTTTGGATAAATCCGCTTCCAAGTAATCCTTGCCATCTATTGTTAAAGTTGGACTTTGTACTTCTTCAGTCATATATCTCCTCGTTAGATTTATAAGTTTCACATACTCTTTTGGCTGGACAAAATCTACATTGTTTGCCAAAAATGTAATTCGGTTCATCTACTTCACAAGCATCTAAAGCATTTTTTAAATCGGAAAAACCCCAATCTACTAAATATTCAGCAGTAGTTTCCCACGAACGCACTTTATGTTTAGATCTTGGTTGCACTATTGTCATAATAACTTTCATATTCTCATTACCATAACGAGCTAATGCGCCTAGTGCATAAATAGACATTTGTAAATTATTCTCAGGACTTACAGGCCACTTACCTGTTTTTAAATCTACCACTTCAATTACTTCTTTATTAAAGATAATCGCATCACTTGTACCCCAACACTCAGGATTTATTTCTTCAATGCTTACTTGTTCTTCAATAAGAGGTTTTGCTTTTAATTCTTTAGCTCTGCCTTCTATGTAATCCACATAAAACTTTGCACAATCAATCATATCTTGGTCGGCATAAATTTTTACATCTTCTACAGTTTCGCTTTTACCAAGCCAATAATCTTCTAATGACACGCCTTCAAGGTGTCCTTTCATCAGCATTTCTGCCATGTTATGTATGAAAGTACCAACGAGCGCAGGTCTGCCAACAGGTTCTCTTTCGACACCTTCAGAAAGTTTTATTGAACCAGGACACGCAAACCAACGCTCTGCGCCTGAAGGTGAATATTTAGCGTGCTTTGAGGGCATACTATAATTTTCTTGGGGTTTAGTCGTTACGGCTAACAAAATTTTTCTCCTCAATGTTTTCTACATCAGCAAGATCATATAAAACCTTGCCAGATATTTTGTAGTACGGACAACCTACGCCTGCTAAACGCTGATTGGCTAATGTGCGTGGACTCCTTTTCCAACGCACAGCTAATTCTTTAGCTGTTATAAATTTCTTATCGTCATTCATAATGTATCTTATTTGTTATTTTTCCTTCCTAATTGATAATAAATGGTACAATAACACGAAAAAAATGAAACAGCAAAAAATGTGTTTTCGTAACCAGTTAAAGATGTCTGGACTGTCATCTTCATTAGAGGATTCTCCTTGTATTTCGGTTTGCTCGACTACTCATAGCAAAAAAAATATTTGTATTTGTGGTAGAAATGTTGAGCAAATAAATTCTTGGAATACTTACGATACAGTTACAAAAAAAATTATAGTAATGAACGCTATCAAAGATAAAAAATATTATCCTAGACAGAAACTTACTTTTTTGGCTGAAGATCATAATATCTCTTTTGAAAAAGCTAAAAAAATCTTTGTCACTGGAAAGTCTTAGGCAGTCTAATTTCAGAAATAATTGCTTTGCCAATTTTCTCTATGTTTTCCTTACTCGTTTTATCTTCAATATGTTGATAGCGTTGCATTATGGCTAAAGATTTATGGCCCATAAGTTCTCCAGTCTGCAAAGTCTGAATATTTGCTGCATTGGTAGAAATTGTGCCAAAACTATGTCTTAAATCATGCAATCTAAGGTCTTTGCAGTTACAAGCTAATTTTACGCTGTTCCAGAGCCTTTTAGGATTTTTGATACCAAGTATCGTTTTTTTCTTTTTCTCGCCTTGTAGAGCCTGTATGACACTCCGACTTTGAGAATTCAACCAAATTTTTCTGGTTTTGCCATTTTTATCGGTTTTATGTACTTTTAGCTCAATATAGTCGCCATGCCAGTCATCCCATGTAGCACGAGCTAGTTCTGACTTCCTTGCGCCAGTAAATATAAGTAAAAGAATAAAGCTGACTGAGTGCAACAAAGAGTTATCTTCATCTAATCTTCTAAATAATTCTCTAAAGATATTAAGCTTTTCTTCTGGCGTGTAATGTCTAGTTCTTTTTACCTCTGCGTGCTTCTTGATTCTACTAGCTGGATTGGTTTTCAAGTATTCGTAATCAATCGCAATCTCAAAGACAGTCTTTAAAATAGTCAGACAACGATTGGCAGTATATTTAGATCTTAAACTGAGTTCGTCAAACCAAGACTTAACATCTCCTCTGCTAATTGTATCTATTGGTAAATGACCAAAGCCAGGCTTGATGTCTTTCTCGTACAAGCGCACATACTCTTTTATGGTTTTTCTGTTATTCATCTCCAACTGTTGTTGATATTTTGCAAAGACATAATCTGTCGTTGGAGTCTGCTTGTCGTTCTTAGCCAAAGGATCAAAGCTAGTATCAAGCAACATCTTAGCTTGTAGTTCGCTTGCAATCTTGCGTACTGTTTGTATTGGAGTTGCAGCATTACCTATCTTGATGCTTCTTCTTTTGCCATTAAAAGTATATTTAAGATAGTAGCTGATTTGTTTTTGACCTTTGCTATTAGTCCAAACTACTTGTTTGATGCTTTGATTAAGTTTGTCTGAGGTTATCTTTTTCATCTTCTTCTCCTATATTAAATAAATCTCTAAGTTCCAAACGAACGCAAGGATAATGCCAAGCAATAATAAAATAATTAAGTCTTTGGGTTCTCTAATTGTTTTCTCCTTCTAATTTTTTGATTCTTTTTTTAATATATTTTAAAAGAACTGGCTTATCATCTTTGTGCATTATTTCATTTACAATAACTGCTTCAGATAAAACAATTAATTCTTTGTAGTTTAGTGATCTAATCTCTTTTTGTAATGAAGGGTGTATTTTTATTTTAGTCATAATTTTCTCCTTTTTTTGTTATTAGCTTCTCTAGTTGTTTCGTTCTCTGCACTAAACCAGCCTTCTACAATTTTTTCTTTGAGTTCTGCATCAGACATACCTGTATCGTTGTATAACAATTCAATATGTTGTGGTTTAACAATTAGAGTTGCATACCTATGATACTTTTCATCAATAAATTTAAAATAATAACCAGCACCATAATAAATGTACTCGCCATTTTCGTTTGTCATAATCATTTTTTTCTCCTTTTTTAAAAAAGGATTATATCATGCCTAAAGTGATAAAGCAAGTAGTTTAGTGATTATTAGTTAGATAATGACTTGATTGCGTTGAAAAGTGAATCTCGACTGTTGTTGTCTTTCATGTCTTGATCTTGAATTATGTACGAAGCAACTTGCGTAGTATGTTTAACAGGCAGAAAAACAATCGTGTTATAAGGTTGTGCGTAGAGTGCGTAGATGTCTATTTGACCATCCTTGTAGGATCTTTCTTTAGTATGTGAGCCACGCCTTAAATCAAACTTCCAATAGTTATGGCCTTTGGTTTTTTTTGATTTGGTTTTAACTTGGCACTTGTACATGGTGTCATCTATTTCAAAGATTATGTCGGCATGACTGCCATGTGGGAGAATGTGAACTGTATCGCTTTCTAAGCTCAGAAAACTAGCCACAGCGTACTCGCCTGCACGACCTGTTCTCTCTGTGGCTCTGGACATTTTAAATTATTTTAAAAGTTTATTAAGTTTCTCCAAATCTTTTAATTCTTTTTTATTTAATTCTTGCTCTGTACTTGGCGTTAAAGCTCTTGCTCCTCTAATGGTAGGAACAATAGGAAATGTACTTAGTGGTTGTCCTAATCTTTGCGCTTGACCAATTTTTAATGCTGTTTCTCCAACCAATCTTGGTGATTGAAATGGCAAACCAAGTAAAGCAGTTGGTTCAACAAAAGCACCATAAGCTGCTGCGCTACCACCTACAGCTCTTTGCAATCCTCTTGGTGCTATCTCACTCAATGCTTGTCCAGATAAATTAGGTAACAATTCAGGATCTAATTTGTTAAGTAACTCTAATCTATTACCATAAGCTGTATTGACATTGTTTCTCATGGTTGATTGTAATTTTCTTAATGTTGTACCTGCTGCGCCTTTCTTGTTAAGAGATAACTCTTTTACTAATTCTTTTTCTAGTCTTAAGGCTTCTTCGTATGGTTTCATTACATCATTATATTCAGGTACTTGTTTTAAAATTTGTGATTTTATTTTGTTTCTTAAATCAGCAACAACTCTTGCTTCTTGCGATGCTTGAGCTTGTAAAGGATATAAATCATCAACCTTTCTTTTTAAAATATCTAAACCTTCGGCTGTATGAAAAGCAGGATCGCTAAACTCATCAACCACATTTTTAAGTTCGGTAATTTTATTCATTGTTGCCTTAGAATATTTTGCAACATCTGCCTTTGATCCTTTTGGCTTATATTTAGATTCAGAAATAATATTATTAATTGCTTCATTTATGGGTTTAAAATCAATAGACTTTTCTGCTAATGTTAATTCATCAATGCCTTTTGTATATGCAGCTGCTCTAGTAGAACCCATTTCTTTTAAAGCATCAAAAGCTCTAGTTGCAACATCCATTTGATCAGCTTGTCCTCTTAGATTTTCTATAAATCTAGCTTGTGCTTGCCCACCCTCTAAGCCTGCTTTTCTTGCTTGAGTTATAGCTTCCCCACCTACTCCAGTTGTTGTTCCTAATATTTCTCTAGCAGCGACACTTAATGGTTGAGCTGTAGCTGATAATCCTTTAGCTAATCCAGTTACAGGATCTATATATGTACCAACCTTAGATGCAACTGTTCCAGCTTTTTCTAAAACTGGCACTTTTGTTGCTAAAGCTCCACCGCCTGAAAATATGATAGACACATCTGCTAAAAAACCAGCAGGATCTTTTGCAAATGTTTGTTTTATATTATCTAAACCACCATATCTATCTGCAAAATATTTGCCTACAGCTTTAGCTGTTTGCTCACTAGGTTGTTCGCCTGGTATGGCTAGTTCTACGACACCCTTCCCTAATTCAAAAATAGATTTAGCAGTTGTTACTGGATTTATTATGGTATTAACAATATCTGCTCCAAGTTTGTAAGTGCTTGAAGGTAAATTTTGCACCGCTTGTAAAAGAATTGGTTTTTCTTTTTTAGGCGCTTTATCTACAGCTTTTTCAATCTCATCAATTTTTTTTAGTTCTTCTAATAAAGACATTTTATTACTTAGTTTCTTTATCGAGTTCTTGTGCAAATCTTAAAATTGTTTGTCTTTCTTCTGAAGTGTTAGCTTCTTTATATCTATTTAAAATTTGTTCTTTGTCTAACTGTCTAAATTCATCAAAATAAACTGCATCTAAAATATCATTAAAAGAAGATGGTTCTTGTTTAAAGCCAGCCAATGTTCCATTTTCATCATAATAATTGATAGCATCTTGCTTTGATTTGTATATAGATTTTATTTTTGCACTTAATCTTTGCAATCTAGGTTTATTAAATTCTTCTGGCAAATTTTGATTAAATGTTGCTGCAACAAGTCTTTTACCCTCATTTTCTGTAAATTGCGGCCCTAAAGTAGCTCTTAAAGATTGATAAACAATATCATTTATTTCATCCAAAAAACCTGTTGCTTCTGAAAAAACATATGGTCTTAATGCTTCAGGGGTAAGTCCAATATCAGCTCCAGAAACATTTTCTTGACCTGTAGCTAATCTTGCTAGTTTATTATCTAAATTAACAATATTTGATTCTGCTTGTTGTTTTTCTCCAAATTGCCAAGCATTAAAAGTTTTAGAAAACGCTTCGTCTGTCTTTTTTTGTCCTGGAGTTAGGTCTAATCCGCCAGGAGATTTTCCTATTCTTTTTGATTCCTCAAGTCTTCTTGCGGCATCAGGATCAAATCTAAGAGCGCCTTGAATGGCTAAAAATTTGTCTCTTTCACTTTCAGGCAAAGTTAATAAATATTGAAAATTCCTTTGTGCAGCGGTTAATGATGATGTTTCAGTTTTTAAATCTCTAGGATCTTTTCCTTGCAAACCTAAGCCAAGACTTTGTACAGCAGTTAAAAATTTATTAAAACCTTCTCTTGGTTTTGCTCTTTGTTCTTGTTGTTCTTGTTGTACTCTTTGTTGTTGTGCAAGCAAGTCTGCTTCGTTTTGTTGCCTTAATAATTCTGCTTGTTGCAATAAACCTGAATTATTTGTACTAGAAGAAGTGTTTAATAAATTAAACGCTTGTTGTTCTGTAAGATTGTCAAAAATACTCATGTTTATGATGGCCCAAGTAACCCTTTAAAAAAGTCAGCTCCGCCAGTTAAAGCCTTTCCAACATCTTCAGCATTAATTTGAAATGATTTAGTTTTACTATCTCTACCTAGAACAGCAGGAGATATTTGCCCTGAAGCTGCTTGTAAAAGTCCTAATTGGCGTAATGGGAAGTCAAGTTCTCTTTCAAACTCACCTCGTTGTGCTTGTAATCTAGCTTGTTCTAATGCTTGTTGTTGTCCACCAATACCAGATAATAAACCAAGCGTACGATATTGTTCACCTAATTGACCACCTAATAAACCAGCTTGTTGTTGTCTAGTTCTAAGTTCTAATTCTGCTTGATTGATTGCTGCTTGTTGCCTACGAGCTGCATCTCTTTCTGCCATGCCTAACGCTTGACCAAACCCTGCGGAACGTAAGCCAGCGATTGTTTGTGCTGCTTCTTCAGCAAATGGTCTAGTAGCTTCTGATTCTATTAGGGCAGAACGACTACCACCAAACGCACCAGCTCTTATTGCTCTGGATTGCGCTTGTTGTTGCGCCATATCTTGTCGTCTTTGAATGTCTGCTAATGCAGGCTCTAAGACTTGCTCTGTGTAAGGATCTTGATAGCGAGCTATGTCGGTATCTAATAAAGATGCAGCTTGCACAGTAGGTGTGCCTTGTCTTGCTAAAGTTGCTAAATCAGCTCTAGGATCAAGAGCCATAGCTTGACCGAATAATCCTCTAGTTGCTTCGATAGCTTGCATTTGGTCTGGCGTAAAACCAGCAACCATTTCGCCTGTGTATGGTTGAAAAGGCAAATCAGCAGCAGCTAAACCTTTTTCGGATGCTGTTGTATAAAGATCTTTTAAATAATCTGGAACAAATGCTCTTTCTGATGTTTTTGATTTTCCTGCGCTCATAATTCTTTAACAATTAAATTTTCTTCTTGGAAACCAAGATGTTTAATCTTACGAATCCAACCTTTACGACCACCGCCATAAAGTCTTTTAACACCTATAGCTTTGGCAAATGCTTCTATAGAAGTCAGCATTTGTTCTAATTCTTCGTAATTACCACCACAAAACATTAAATTCATAATAGTTATCTGTGGCAAACGAACAATTTCTGTTACAAAAGCAGACTCTTTGCCTGGCCATAAATGGAAAAATCCATGTCTTATTTTATCTTCTATGTCGTCTATTGTATAGGAATCTTGATGTTTTAGAGCAGGCTCAATAAATTGCTTGCAATAATCCCATTGTAGTTCCCAATCTTCTTTTTTAATCACCCTTTGCATATTCAACTAAACTGGTTATTGCCATAATTCTATTAGCATCGTTA